TTTTTCTATTTTTAGCACGACAGATTATTTTATCGTGTATTAATTTATAATTCATATTTTTTTCCTTTGTTGATTGTTTTAAAGTGGGTAACTAACCCACTATTGTATTTATAACAGTAATTGTTATAGTCTATCTTTTAAACTCATATCGTTCTCCAGTCAATGTGAATCTATAAACTTATCTAATTCTTTTATAAAAAGTTCTACTCTTTCTTTTCTATCCGGCCAATAAATATATTCCTTTTGTGGTTCTTTCATTAAATTTTTGAGAAGCGGCATAATCATTTCTCTTACTTTATTCAGTTTATGCGATTCATTCTCAACTACTTTTTTAAGTTTCTCTTCTTCTATTTTGATTTCATCCTCAGACATTAAACTAAAACCGAAATCATAGATATCTTCATCAGACATTAAAAAAATCCTCCAATGTTAATTTCTTCTCATAATCCCAACTGATAATACTTGTAATAGATTTTAGTGGTTCGATAAAAGATTTATCAAATTGTTTTTCATAATCAATATATTGGTTCAATCCCAATTCATCAGGCAAACTATCTAGGTTAGAAATTACAGTGTCTTGTATTTTATTTGGTAGTTTTAAATAACAATACTTAATCTTATCACCACTCATTATTGGTTGTAGATTTCTCAATCCATATTTTTTCAACAGATTATTATACAACAAAGATGCTTTAATGTGAATGGGTGTTCCTTTCACATATATGTTACTTCTATCATAATATTTGTCAACATTATTTGCTCCACGAGGAAAAGCAATATCGTCAAATGGAAGATTTTTATACTCTTCTCTTATTTGTGAGATATAGTTTTGTAAAGACATTTCGCTTTCATTCATAATAATCTCAAGTGCTTTGCGAATATATTCTCTACAAACCTGTGGTGTTGATGAACGAACTGCTTCAATGCCTTGCATTTTTAACTTAGGTGAATCATATTGAACACCTTCAACATTCCAAGCATTTAGAATATACATTTTCTTTGCTTTCCAAATGCCTTTATTAGCAATAGTTTCACGTTTCATAAACATCTTCTGCTGATATACATTCATATAATCAGCAAGTTCTTGATAACACTTGTCAAGATATGGTTGAATCTTCTGCTCACAAAATTGATCTATTGCTGACACAATCTTGACATCGTCATTTACATCAATTCGTTTTACAAGTTCTTTCATTTCAATATAGATTGAGTCTGTATCAGATGCTATAACATAGTCAACATTATCAGTCTTTAACATTTTATTCATAAACTCATTCATTCGTTTTTCAATCCAACGAATAGAAAGTTGTCCAGACTTAGTAATAGATTCTGCTAGATCAAAATTAAACCAACGAAAATATTTATTTCCTAATGCACCGTAAGCAGAGTTTAACTGAATCTTTTTTGCCATTTGCATATTATGATATTTGGCAATTTGCATACCAGTTGCAGCATCTTTTGTTTCTTCAAACTTTTTCTTTAGTTCGATCATTTTCTTTTTATATTCAGATCTATCATTATACATTTTTTCCATCAGTGCAGGAAGAAATCCTTGATAATCATTTTTATAAACACAACCATTACCTGAATAGATATATCCAGGTTCATAATCAATTGGTTTCTTTGAAATAAGTTCATCTGTGTTATGCCACATAGGAACTTTCTTAACAAACTTCTCTGGTGAAATATTATACTGCATAATCAAATGTGGATAGAGTGAATTTAAATCAAAAGATACAACCCATTCACTCATACCAACTTTTGGATCTTTCACAAAACCACCAACCAAACTTTCATTATTATCTTTTATAATAAGTTTAGGTACAACTGTTTTCCTATCCAGTAGGTAATTATGAATAATAATATCCCAAGGACGAACTGTTGTAAGAGTATCAACAAAGTTTACTTTTGCATCATATGCAAGTGCCATTACTTGTTCAATAAACTTAAGTTTTTCTTCCAATCTATCAACAAGAACAACATCGTGAATATTATATTCAATAAACTTCTGAAAGTTATTCTTATACAATTCTAACAAAGAACCATATTCAGAATAATCAATCTTCTTCTCACCAAGTTCTACTGATGCAATATAGTCAAGTTTATAACTCTCCTGATTACCAAAAGTAAACTTACGATATAACTGGTAATAATCAAGTGTTGATATTCCCATCAGAATAAAATTCTGATTCTCTTTGCCTTTGTAATGAACCTTACCTTCATTAATCATTCTCCAAGGAGACAAATTCCTTGCAAGGTCTTCACCACAAATATTACGAATACGGTTTACTAGATATGGAATATCAAAAAACTCTATGTTCCAACCAGTGATAATATCTGGTTTGATAAAAGGACGATTCCAAATATCAACAAACTTATAAAGAAGTTCTTTCTCATCTTTACATCTAAAGTATTTTGTGTTGGGATCATCAGTTACAAACTCACCACAGCCAAACACCATATTCAGTTTATTCTTTCTGATGGTGATGGCAGTTATTTCTTTATCTGCTAGTTGTATATCTGGAAATCCTTGATCGGCAATACATTCAATATCAAGAGATACAACAGACATCTTTGATGGGTCATATTGCACATCACCTGAATAGTTATCATAGATATACAAATACTGAAAATTCTCCAATCCATAATAATTGAAGTTTTGTATATCTTTATATTTGGTGACAAATTCTTTTGCTTCAGAAATGCTGTTAAACATTATCTTTGAAACTGGTTTTCTATCTACAGTTTTATAATTACCATCCTTGTCATCAACAAACAAATATGGTTTATAATATTCATATTTTTGAAATGGTTTTCCATTCTCATAACCACGAACGTAAACCTTGTTCCCCCGAGAGAAAACATTCGTATAAAATATAGACATTTATATCTTTCTAATGATATTCTTTTCTAAGATTTTCTTGAGAGGTTACGAATAAAGTATTCATATTAGATGTAGCAATAAAAACTGGTGAAAGTCCTAACAATCTAAAATAATATGCTTCATTTAACAAATCCTCAAATGTATTTCTTTTTTCATTGGAAAGATCTTTTGCACATTGTATGATGGTTTCTTCAGAAACTATTTTTAAATTTTTTAACTTTATTTTATCATCATACATTACTTTGTTCCTTTTGTCAATATTAATCTTGTAAAAATATTTTAGAATCTTCTGGATTATTTGTAGATTCTACTTTGGAACATTTTTTACATATTTTTTGTGTTGGTGCAAATATTTTCTTACAAACAGGACACTTCCATCCTTCTTTAATATTATTCATTAAATATGCCTCTTAGTATTTTTTCTACTTTTACATTTTCTGTATTAAATCCTTTTTTAAGGATGTCCACACACAACTCTGGCTTGGAATCACCACACATAAAAATATCAAGTGCAGCATATTCATATTCTGGACAAGTATGGATTGAAATATGACTTTCAGATAATACTGCAACACCAGACACACCTTGATTAACATTAAAATGATGAAGTTTCATTTCAATTAAGGTTGCATTTGCAACTCTAATACAACTATTTAACACATTTTCTATATGATGTATATCTGTAAGTTGTTTAGCATTAAACAAGTCAATAATGATATGTTTACCAGCATAAGTGACACCATTTTCACGAATAAGATAATCTTTATCTTTATTTTCACGAATAAGATAATCTTTATCTTTTAAGACTAAATCCATAGTTAACAACATTCCTAATTTAAATGCTTCATCATGGTATGCCATTTTATTCTCCTAATCAAAAAAAAGAACCTTATTATAAATTAATAAGGTTCTTCACTACTAACTATTTATAGAATAAATTGATTCCTTTTCAGGAACAAGTTAAGTAATTTCAACCTTTTTAGGTTTACGACTTTCTGGAATAATGTTTTCTAAAAATACCTTCAACATACCATTAGTTAGTTCTGAACTTTGAACCTCTACAGTATCAGCAAGTTCAAAAGATCGTTTAAATGCACGATTAGCGATGCCTTTATGAACATAAGTTTCTAAATCATCAGTTTTAGATTTACCAGAAACAACTAGAGTATTTTCTTTTACTTCTACTTCCAGTTCATTTTTACAGAAACCAGCAACTGCCACTTCAACCCTATATTTGTTTTCGTCTAATTTTACAATATTATAGGGAGGAAATGCATACATTGCTTTTGAATAATCTGTGTTCAGATTTTGAACACGATTAAGCATCTCATCAAAACCAACTGTGAAAGCTTTAAATAGTGGATCGTTTTTAGTCATTTGTTTCTCCTTTGTTTAAGCAAGAAAATATGTCAGTAACTCACTGACATACCATATATAACATTTTTATAAGAAGATGTCAAGAATTAATTTATAATACCAAATCATGAAAAGTCAATATTTATTTTTCTCTTTCAACCAATCATTATAGTCTGATTGTTGATTTTTTGGTATTATGCTGTTATGTAACAGCATATATC